GTTTCAAGTGCTTTCCAATATTCATCAATATCAAAATCGCCCATTTCAGCATATTCAAAAGTATCTTTAACTTCGACGACGGTAGTATCCCATCCCTCAATAATATCATAATACATTGGCATTAAAGCCATTTCAAGAGTAGAAACTAAACTTGAAAATGAATAATGATTATCATTAACAGGGAATTTCAACTTACCGTTGACGTAGCCATAAAGCCCATGCATATGTGCCCTAAATTCCTCGTTATTTCTCGGTAAGTCAGACTGTTTTACAGTATCTGCCACCGATAGTACGAGAGATTTAAGGTATTCTAACACCTCCGAAGGCCAGTTAGTTACCATCGGTCGATTAAAACCTGTGGATCCTAACCAAGCTTCGTAGGAAGTTAGACTAGAGAATATCATCCCTGGATAACTAGCTAAAAGCAATGCTTTTCGCATACCGTTACCCATCTGATGATATCGAGCACTTATACGTGAGAGAGCTTTATAACCGTGTCCTAAAAAGGATAGCATTTCCGAAACACGAATGTCTCGAAAGGCTTTAATCCGATTTAAAAGTTGGAAAAGACCTCGAATATCGTAATAGGCAACTGACATTTCCTTAAAGGATAATCCAGATACGTCTTGATACTTGTAAATAAATCTTTTTGCAAACTCAAGAGACCCATTTCGCGAGATAACGGATTTAGAGAGGTTAATCTCTATATCCCATTCTTTAGCTAATTTGAGGTACTGAGTTGCTACAGATTCATCTGCAATAACAAGATCATCACCTAAAACCAAATACAAGTCGAATTTAGACAAGCCTGCTCTTAAAGCAGCAATACGAACCATAATATGGTGAGTGAGAGCTAACATAGCCCAAGAGGAAAGAGCACCCATCGGTTGTCCAGCAGCATATTTCACTGCAGACACAAATGGAGTCTCTCTACCTTTCCAAGTTATGTATTTAATTTGTACAAAATCTCCTGGATTACTGGGATCAATACCCAGGTATCTACAAGATACAGCAGCAGGATTCCACTCCGGAAAAGGAATGGAATACCACCGATCTGTTAACAATCCAGCCCAATCATCTCCTAGTCCTACTCTATTATAGAGAGAATTTAAGATATGAATTTGCGCTGATAACGGAATTCGATCCGTTGCAGCAGTTAAATCAAAAGAGAATACTTTACGTATTTCTCTCGATTTAAGTAACTGAACAAAATCGGACAACGTTTTTGACTGATCAAAGGTTGCATCCCGTTTAAGAGATCTTAACACATTAAATAATGCCTGATGCATAGGTTTTAACAACCATTGCGTCCAACAATCAACCATGGCAAACACTCGGATCTTACCCGCAGGTTCTTGTTTAAAAGCCAATTTACCAAGATACAATTCTTGATAAGTTTGTTCTTGAACAATTTTAGGTGTTAGGGACATCGGGTTAGGGATATAGCGAGTCGCAAAACGCGAAAAGCTAATAGCCGTAATCACCGATCCACCGAACCCTAAGGCTGCAGATAAATCTAAGTATTTACGCATGATAGGTTTGTTGTTGGCAAAAGCCCACACAGACTTAATTATAGAACCTAGAGACGTAGAAGCTCCAGAACCGAGTAATGTTACATTACCGTCTTTTACAGCTTTGGTCGAATTAGGAGAAGAAGTAGAAATCCAAAATGGTTTAGGAAGAGTCATACCAGCCTCTAGGCTAGTATTAACCCATCTTTTAACATTTAAAGATTCTAATGCTTGATCTAATTCTACAAAGTCTATTACAGCTTTGGAAGGAGTAATAATAGTCTTAATATTAAGTTTTCCGACATAGTCGAAGACTCGATATACTGACATTAAACTCAACCAAAGTCGTATATAAAAGGTGTTACCGTTTCTAATATGAGAACGGTGTATCGCAGGAATAAATCTTGGGATACCCCGTCTTGTACGAGAAACAGCTAAACCTAAGGGTCTAGTAGACTGATGAGGCTCGCCAGAGATGGCTTGCATCAGCAGAGTAACAGACGCTTTGAGGTATTTAGCAACATACTTGATCCCGTTTCTTTTACATAAAACATGTAAGAACCGGATATATGACACTGTAACTTTCACTAAGGATGTTTCGATAGAGCCTTTCACTAGTAAAACCATTTTAAGAAAATAGTTTACTAGTGGCCGCCCCGCTTTTACACGGAGCATACCTGTATAATTAGGCACCAAACTTCTTAATACTCTAAAAGAAAAGTTGTTGAAATTATTTAATAGTTTTAACATATTTGATTTTTAAAGGATTAATGGGGAGGGCTAATTATACCTTCAGTTTTCCAATATACTTTTGTATGCTGGAGCTGCAGGTAGGTTACACAACCTAGGTTTAGTTACCTTGGGATAAATAGTCATTTGTTCAGACTTCATCTATAACCCTCTACTAGTACACCACGTATGATGTCGTTCGATATAGAGATTGGTCATGTACACCAACTATCAACCCTACACGCTTTCGCATGTGTGTAATGAGGCGCTTCGGGGTAACACTCGACAATGAGCTTGACGAATGTCACTACTTCACTTTGAAGTAAGGTAGGCCAACGGCC